AACGGTCAGGCAAAAGTTGATGCATTACTTTCACTTTACAATGCAAAAACAAGAAATTTGAAAATCACAAATGCTTTTGGACACTTACAGGTCAGAGCAGGAAGCATGGTTGTTGTCAATTTGAACTTGGGTGATGTGGCAGTACAAAATTTCATGCTTGTGGAAAGATGCAAGCACACTTTTAATGAAAGTGAACACAAAATGGACTTAACTTTGAGGGGTGGTGAATTTATTGCCTAATTTAATTGAATCAATAAAGAAAGCAGCTTTGGATGCAGTTGAAGCTTCAAAGCCTTGTGTGATTGTATTTGGAAAGGTCACTTCTACTTCCCCATTGAAAATAAATGTGGAACAAAAGATGACCTTAACAGATGCACAATTGATTCTGACAAGGAATGTAACTGATTTTAAGACCAACATTACTGTTGACCACTACACAGAAGATAACACCCACAGTCATTCCTATACGGATGATGGCAGCAGTTCAACCACTGGAAATAATACACACAAGCATCAAATTAAAGGAAAGAAAGAAATCACTGTTCACAATGGCTTGGTTGTCGGTGATACTGTTCTTCTTTTGAGGATGCAAGGTGGTCAGCAATATGTTGTATGGGATAGGTTGGTCACATGATACCATCAACAAATGGATTCCTTGAACAGGATTTTGTGATAGAAGAACAACCAAGCAAAACATATAAAATGCATCTTGATGAAAATATCATCTTGGGGTATGCAGATGGACAGGAAGCAATGGTTCAAGTAATTTTTAACATACTGAACACTGAAAGGTATCAGTATGTTATTTATTCATGGAACTATGGAATTGAACTTATTGACCTTTACGGTCAACCAGTCAGTTATGTGATACCTGAATTGAAAAGGCGAATCACAGAAGCTTTGACTTGGGATGAAAGAATTATTGGTGTTGATAATTTTTCTTTTAATGTGGACAAAGGAAAAATAACTTGCAACTTCACAGTACACACCATATTTGGTGATATTGAAACAGAAAAGGTGGTGAATTTTTAATGTATGAAAACATGACTTATGAAGTCATCTTGCAAAGGATGCTTGACAGAGTACCTGACACAATGAATAAGCGTGAAGGTAGCATCATTTATGATGCCCTTGCCCCTGCTGCGGTGGAACTTACCTTGGCATACTTGCAATTTGACATGGTGCTGAATGAAGCATTTGGTGACACTGCATCAAGAGATTATCTTATCAGAAGGGCAAAGGAAAGGGGTCTTACACCTGAACCTGCAACAAAAGCAATCCTTCAAGGGGAATTCACACCTGTAAACATTGATGTTCTGAACAAAAGGTTCAACCTTGGTTCATTGAACTATGTGGTGACAGAACTTATTTCACCTGGTGTGTATAAAGTGCAGTGTGAAACAGAAGGAACTATTGGAAACCAATACTTGGATGACATCATCCCAATTGATTACATTGAAGGACTTGAAACAGCAAAATTGACACAGGTTCTTATTCCAGGTGAAGATGAAGAAGATACGGAAGTTTTCAGACAACGGTATTTTGCATCATTTGGTGAAAAAAGCTATGGTGGTAATGTTACTGATTACCTGACAAAAACCAATTCCATTCCTGGGGTTGGTTCAACAAAGGTCACACCTATTTGGGATGGCGGTGGAACTGTCAAGCTTACCATTCTTGATGCAACCTATAACAAAGCAAGTTCAACTTTGATTGATGCTGTTCAAAATGCAATTGACCCTTCCCCGCAAGGTGAAGGTTGGGGAATTGCACCTATCGGACACATTGTGACAGTTGACACTGTTGAAGAAGTAACAGTTGATATTGCTGCAAATATAACCTTTGACACTGGGTATTCATGGGAAGCACTACAAACACAAGCAATTGCAGCACTTGAAGATTATATGCTTGAATTAAGAAGTGACTGGGCAAATCAGGGAGGCTTAATTGTGAGAATTGCACAGATTGAAACCAGGTTGCTTGCAATCGAAGGCATCATTGATATTTCAGGAACAACCATCAATGGTGATGCAAATAATCTGACCCTGACCACCTATCAAATACCTGTATTGGGAAGTGTAACACCATGAGCAGGGAAATAGTTCTCATTGATTATCTTCCACCCTTCCTTCAAGGGTACAGGGAAATTCAAGCAATAATGACCGCTGAAAATCCTGAATTTCAAGCGGTCAGTGATGAAGGTCAGGTGGTGTTGGATAATACATTTATCATGTATTGCAGTGAAAAAGGCATTGCAAGGTTTGAAAAAATGTTGGGAATATACCCATTACCAACTGACACATTGGATTCCAGGCGGTCAAGGGTTTTGACAAGGTGGAATGATGCTGTTCCTTACACTTTGAAAGCTTTTATTTCAAAACTTACTGCATTACAGGGTAATGACAATATTCAAATAACTTTCTTCAATGACCAGTACAAAATTCAAGTTGTTACACATCTTGAAAAGCATGGTCAGCAGGATGACCTGGCTTATTTGTTCAGAACAGTTCTCCCCTGCAACTTGGTTGTTGAATCAATTAACATCCTGGATGCAAAAACAGGTGCTAACATAATGTTGGGAAGTGGTATCACTTACACAAACATTGAGTTCATCACCAATGATATTAAAGAAATATTTGATGAAGTCAGTGATTTGAGATTTGCAAATGCAATCACAGGCACTGAAATAATAAGTATTGCAACAAGTATATAAAATGAAAGGTGGAAAAATATCATGGCAGAATTCAGTTCATTTGTAATTCAACCAAAAGGACATGCATTGATGTCAAAGTTGATTGCAGGAAGCGGAACATGCAACTTTTCTGCAATCAGAACATCAACAACTGTCTACACACAAGGACAGCTTGAATCAGGATTGACTTCCCTGACTAATATTAAGCAGTCAACGGAAATTTCAAGCATCAGCAGAATCAATAATACTTCTGTAAATATAAAAGGTGCTTTGAACAACAAAGACTTGGTGACTGGATATACAGTCAACACCATTGGTCTGTATGCAATTGACCCTGATGAAGGTGAAATCCTTTATGCAGTGGCAAGGGCAATATCAGCAGGTTACATGCCCCCTTACAATGGAATCACATCAAGCGGAATCCTGTTTGACTTTGTGATTACTGTTGGAAATGCACAGAATGTGACAGTGACAGTCAACCCTGCTGCGGTAGCAACACAAGCAGATGTTATTGCAATCAATGCAAAGATTGCTGACCTTGCAGGTTATGTTGGTTACACTGATGATGACATTGTGGGTGTTGAAGTTGATTATGCAAACAGAACATTCACAAGGCTTGCAGGTGCAGTTGGAAAGACACCAGGCACAGACTTTGACAGCATACTTGCTTTTGGTGGCAGAAGAAGATGCAACCTTGCAGATGATGGAACAGTCAATGCTTACTTTGGTGATGCAGGGTATATTAAAGATGGTTCAAATGGTCAGGTTATGGTTGAACAACCAAAGTTTTACTATAAAGTTGTTCCATTGAAACTTGATAGGGTTACTAATGGGAAAGGTTTTCATTTAAGAAAAGCAAGATATTATGTTTCTGATACAAAACTGGAAGGATTCAAGGTGCATCCTGCATTTATTCAAGATGGTGTGGAAAGACCATTCATATACCTTTCCGCTTATGAAGCAAGTGTCTTTGATACATCAGCAGAAGAATATTTATTGGCAGATGAACAAATTGTTGACTTCACAGCAGGTTCAGGTGACAAGCTTGCATCCATTGCCTATGCAAAACCAACATCAGGGGCAACACAATCAGGTGCAACAAGAAACGGATTCAGAAAGCTTGCAGCAAATAGGGGTGAAGGTTGGTCACAAGCATATGCTGCAACAGTGTCAGCAACACAGCTATTGTTAATTATCGAATATGGCACAATGAACAGTCAGACAGCAATTGGTAAAGGTATTGTTGATAAACCATCAGGTGATGAAGGTGTCAACTATGCAGAAGTAACAGGTGCAACAACCAACCTTGGAAATACATCAGGTATGGTGGAAGGAACAAATGGTCTTGTTTCTGTCACTTATCGTGGTGAGGAAAACTTTTGGGGTAACATTTGGGCATGGGTTGATGGTCTGAATATATACAATCAAAGTGATTTATATGTTGCAGACCATGACTTTGTGGATGATAGTTCAGCAGAACCATACAAAGATGCAGGAATTACACTTGCAAAAACAAGTGGATATATTTCAGCATTTGGGTACAATGAAGAATTTGACTGGTTGTTCTTCCCTTCTGAAACACTTGGGAATTCAGCACTTCCAGTTGGTGACAACTTCTATCAGACAACCACACTTAATGCTTGGAGGGTTGCTCAGTTAGGCGGTGGTTGGGCTTATTCCTTGTCTGCTGGTGCTTTCGGTTGGGGTGTGACTGCTGATTCTTCGGGTCGTATTCGGAGTATCGGCGGTCGCTTGGTGTATGTACCTTAATATTTGTGGAGGTGATTATCATTATGAAAGTACAAAGTTCGGCACTCACAGTAAAATCCATTGAGGTTTTAGGTGGTAATGTATATATCCGCAAAAACAT